GGTAATCTTCTTGCGCAACGTCTAGTTGTTCTGGAGTCAGTTCAACGCCCTGCAATGCCGAAGTTGTGGCTATAATCGGTCGAACTAGCGGGTTTTCAGCTAATAGCGCTGCCGCGCGATCCGGATTTTCATTAGCTTTTGCCGCGGCTTCGCGCGTCATGTAAGTCCGATCTACGAAGTCTTTAAAGGATTCTTTTTCGGTCTTTGTACCTAAAGCTTCTTGAACTCGGTCGGTAAAGGAACTTCCGAAGTTGTAAAATTTAGTGGCGGATCCAGCGGTTTCCTCTAGATCATTAGCCATACCAGAAGCTACAGAACGTAGAGCAAGTTCAGCATCCGCCGCTTCTTTAACTTGTTGCGCGTTTCTATCCCAAGGATGCAAGAACTTACTACCGGCAGTAGGAATATTTGCGCCTGGACCGAATTGTGTAGCATAAAGACGTTCTCCGCCTAACGCCGTAGAAACTTTATTGATTACTTCGGATGCTGCGTCAACAGGCAAACCCACGATATCTGATAGTGCTCCGGCAGGATTTGCTACGACTTGATCGACGGCGGCTTCTTTCGTAAATTTACCAAGTCCTATTCCGGTATCTACCGCCATTTCGGCCACCCTAGGAAGAAAATTCGTAGCAACTTCAGTAGCTTGGTCTACTAAAGGTTGTTCTCGCTGTTTTTCAAATACAATTTTTAATTGCTCTTGATCGAGTTCTGGGTCGCCTTCATTGTAACGTTCGTATAGCGAATCGGGATCTTTGTCTTTTTTGCGGCGTATGATTTCTGAAGTCGGAACTTTAGATTTCAGTTTTTCGCGTATTTGTTCGGATGCACTAACTGACGAAGGAGGCTGTTGGCCTCCTTCTCTCAGACGTTTTCGGATTTCTTCAGAAGCGGACATTATTCTTATTTGCCTTGTTGCTGAATTATCAGTTCTTCTAATTTTTTATACAACTCTGAATACTCTTTTGAAGCAGGATCTACTTTCTCGATTTTCCGGTCAAGTTCGTTAATTTGGTCTTGCAAACTGTTTTTTGCTTCTATGGCTTTGAAGTATCCGGAAACGTCGTAACCGCCGTTTTTGGCCGACTCTAAATATTTGCTTCTTGAAGACTCAAGTTTCTTTTCAAGTTGCGCCATTAAACCATCAGCAAGCTCCTGCTCTGTTCTTACATTCGGCACCATCGATTTGTAGCGCGCCACGTCTTCATTTGTTAAAACGCCAACTTCGCCAAAGACGGATCTAGCTAATCCTGGGACAATGCTTTCAACAAGTTTATTGAGTCTTTGCGCCGCGACGTCGTAAGGATTTTTTTCCTTAAAAATACCAAATAACGGTCCGCGGGTCACATTTTTCATCTGAGCCTTAATATCTTCCAGCGATGCGCCTAACTCGTCATACTGAGCCATTCTTGTCACAAAAGTGTCAGTTACCGGTCTCCCTTCGCCTTTTGGCTTTACCGTTACGGTTCCAGTTGGAGTTTTATAAGTTTGCGACGTAATTTCGGATCCCTCGGGTATGTTTACTGCGCCTAAAGGAGAATCACTTTTCTCGTAAGGATCACCTACACGTTTGCCAGTTATCCGATCCACGAGTATAACTTTGCTTGTTCCTTCTATAGGCATTTCTACAAATGGCGATGGTGGTTTGGATCGCGCCAATGGTGCGGCACTTGCAGGCGCTCCCGATTGTCGATTGTCGTACGAAAATTGTTCGACTCCTTTTCCAGGTTTTTCTGTAAAACCGAATCCAAATTTGCTGTCAGATGGAATATCTTGCGGAAATAGTGAAGCATCTACATCGCCTAATGGTGTAGTTTCGGTAGGCAAAGCTTCTGGCGGTAAAGGACTGTAGTAATTTGCCGCAGCTTGTTCGCGCCGTTCTTTGTCTATTTGGAGTTGCGTTAGCGTATCTTTGAGTACGTTGTCTTCGGACTTTAAGTCGGCGAGATAGACATTTTGTAAAAACTTGTTGAGATCTTCCTCTTCCTCTAGCGCGGCTTTTTCTTTTAATAGTTCTTTTTCGTGTTCTTGCTTGAATCTTTCAGATATGCCTTCGGTTACGCCTTTAACGCCAATGGTAATGCCTGACAAGAGATTTTCAGATGCTTGTTGTTGGCCTTTTAACCACAAGTCGATTCCCGGGTCAGCGACAAGACTTTCGCCGCTCGCAAATCCAAAACTTGGACCTTGAACGTTTTCAAGTCTTGCTGCCGCCGGGGCGTTAAACTGAAATCCTCCTGTTTGCATAACTTACATTCCTCCAACTCGGGCTTGCGGATTTGAATAAGTCAAATTGGCAGCCTTATTAATAGACTCGCCGAACTTCGTAAACACCTGAGAGTTTGCCGGCAATCCTAATATTGTATTTTGGACTGTTGCCGGAGACATAACACTTACCGCGGCGGGTCTAGTGGTTCTTGCTACTCCTGTGTCCGCACCTTTTTCTTTCTTAAGAAACGTTTCTCCGCCAGTGACTTTTGTAGCTGCAGAACCGGCCTTTGACTCGTATTCTTTGCGTCGTTTTTCACCTTCGGCTTTACTAACTTGCTCAAATCGCGTTTGCTCTGCTTTTTTACGCGCGTCTTCGGAAGCGGCTGCCGTCCGCGCGGCTTGATCATCCGCAATTTGTTTATTAGCCTGAGCCGGGGTTCCTCCAGAAGGCGTAGCCGGTTTGTTTTGCGGCTGTTGTTGCGGTTGTGATTGCGGTCGCGGTTGTGGTTTAGGCTCTTCTTTTTTTGGCGGAGAAAAAAAGTTTTTAACGGCTTTAAATACTTTACCAAAGAAGAATTCCGGATAACCCGTCGTCGGATTTATTTTATTTGCTTCATTACCGACGGTAAATTCGTTAATATCCACGCCATAAGAAGCGAAAACCTCCTCGATAGTAGCTTTAATTTCCGGGATTTCGGCTAAACTAGTAGGAATGACAATTTCGCCGGCCGTTAAGTGCCCGACAATATTGTCCGTGGATCTTCCGGAATTTTCAATTTCTTTGAAAATTTCTTCCATTCCGTTATCGGGAGTATTTTCCATATTATAGTCCTCCCATACGAGCGCCAGATGTTTGGTAAATCATGTTGGCTGGTTTGACAATGGCTGTTCCGAACGGCGTTAAACCTGGCGCTGGAAGTGAAGATTTAGACTGGTCGCCAATTTTTTTGTTCATTGCAGAAGTTGTCGAATCGGCAATTGTGCTATCTTCTGGCGCGCCTCCTGCTTGCTGCGCAAAAGTTTCGGTTTCTGTTTTATATTTTTGTAAAGCATCCGCGTCTTTAGCCATTTGTTTTTCATCCCATAATGCTTGTTCGCGCTTAGCATTATCGGCGGCAATTCTCGCATCCTCGTCGGCTTTTTGCTTTTCGTATTGCTTAATCATATCGTCATATTGCTTTTGTTGCATTTGACGTTGTTTGTCCATTTCTGCAGCCCAAATCTGCATTGAGTTGTCTGGAGCAGGTTTACTGCTACTACTACTACGACGACGTCCTCCACCCATATTATTTCCTCCTTATTTTATTTTTGTGTTATATCAAAACCCGCGTCGTGCGGGATTCGAAAAATTAGTTCCCGAGTACATTCCGCCATTGCGAAGATCTGCGTCCGACGTAACGCCCGACCCAAAGTTATACTTATAATTCGCAAAGACTGGTTTATTCATTTCAGGAGAATATCCAGTTTTTTGGTTAGCATACGCGTCTCCAAACTTGCTAAACGCGTCCGTGACTCCTGAAGCAAGAGCTTGCCGTTGTGCTAATTGCTGTGCGGCTTGCTGTGTTGCTTGTTGTGTTGCGGCCGAAGTTGCCGATGACGCGGCGGCTGATGACGCGGCTCCGGCTCCCGCTGATGCTGCTCCTCCCATATTTTTATTTCTTTCTGGTTTGTTGTTATTTTGTAGAAAGTCCTTTTTTTGCTTTAGTTCCTTAACCCGCAATACGGGATTTTAGGTTCGCATATTTGAACCGACTCCGATACATTTGGAATGACCATGTCGTTTAGTTTCGGGCACTTAACATACTCAGGGGAATTTTTATTTATGCAATTTGTGCAAGCGTGGTAATAGTCGCTATTTAGATGTTTATCGGATTTGGTTTTGATAATTCCATCCACCACTTCATAACGGTTTTCGTCAAAAGGAATATTATTGTTTAGCGTGTAATCGGACACGTCTTTTTCAGACCAATCTTTTAAAGGAAACCAAATATCCGCAGAATTCGGGATTTTTTGAATGTCCAATTGAAGCGGAATTGGTCCGCTTAAAGGATCTACGTCGCAACTTTTGTGCCCGCAAATAAGACTGTCCCAAACAAACTCGGTTTTGTCAATTTTGGGTCTTAAAAGCCACTCAACTCCGCATACAAATTTTTTATTTGGCTCGTACGGTTCGGTTCCTCTGGCGATGATTAAACTTTCCTGGCCGATGGAATAGGATTCCATAAAATCAATCCTATCGTTTCCATAACAAAGCGCGATAGACTTAGGCATCGAGTCATAAACCGAAAGATTTAAATCTTGCGATAGTTTATTGTGGAACGACCACTTTGCTTTCATCCAAGGAAGAGTCCATTGAATGCAGTCAATGTCTTTCTTCATCACTTCTTTTATCAGAAAAAGAAGGACGGTACTATCTTTTCCACCAGACCAAAGTAGCGCGGGTCTTTTCGATTTCTCGAAAACTAAGTGAATTTTTTCTACCGTTTTGTCTATGAGTTCCATTTAGAAAATAATAGCTGCGCCAGCCAAAGCGCCGGCGGCACCAATTCCTGCTCCCATAAGCGCCGTTTTATTTCCTTCTCCGGCAGCGGCCGCCGCATTTTTTGCTTGAAGATTTTGAGATCTCCTTTGCGCGTCCATTTGAGCAAACTGTTGAAAACCGCCCATGATGTTTTCGGCGTTGTTTGACATCAATCCCAAATTTCTTGTTTTATAAGCATCTCGCGCATTTGCGTTTTCAGCAGCCATCTGCGTCTCATAACTGGCAATTGCGCCAGGATCTAATCCAACCATTGCCATTGGATTTGCCGCCAAATGACGGGCAGCGCGGTCCTGGGCTAATGCCCGGTTCATATAATAATCTTCGCGGGTCTTATCCGCAAGCGCAGAGCGGGCAAATCCAGACCGGAGATTAGCGCCCGTCGATATGACATCGGCCAATCCCTGTTTGAGCCACATATTGGAAAGTTCTTTACTTGGACCTCCTTCAAGATCTTCTGCTGTTTGCCTGGTCAATCCTTTTCGTATTTCAGCTAAACGCGGATCCATCCGTTCTTCAAGACCGCGCGATTTAAGAGCATTTATTTCGGATTCTCGGGCTGCAGATTTTTGAAGTGCGTCGACTTTTTGTGCCCGCATTTCTGGCGACATCTTAATAGACGACTCAAGAATACCCGTTCCTAAACCTAACCCAGAAATCATAGTCGGGGCTAGAAGCGGGTTCCCTGGATCTGTTTTTACTTTTGGCGTTCCTCCTCCCATAATTATTCTCCGGTAGTTACGTATATTTCTCGTTGCATTTTTTCAAATCCTTGTCCCTCGATCATGGCCTGCGGGAATGTACTTCTTGTAGCGTCTAATGGCACACCAATAAATCCTTCACCGGCACTTACGAATTGACAATGAGCTTTAAATCCTTGGACAACTTCGATGACGGATCTTGGCGTTGTGACTTCAGGATGGAAAGCTGGAAAAGCTACCGGTAGATAAAATATGTCGGCGTATCCAAACGTTTTGTCGTCACGTTCAAAAGCAAATAATTTAGCATTGCGTTGCGGCACGATCAAATGATCGAAACTAGCAGCAAATTGCTGCATCTTCACAAAGTCATCACTAAATGGAGATACTTCTACAAATTTTGTTTTCATCGGGTTGCCGTAACCACAATCGAAATGTCATTCATAATATTTGTTGCCACAGTTCCTGTCGCGGATACCGCTCTAAACCTAAGAGACGCCGGCGTTTTCCATTGATTATATGGAAGCGCGGGACTTCCGATCCACAAAGAACCCGTTGACGCGGTTCCTACCGAACCAGTCCAAGAATACGATGTGTCCGTAAACGGAGTTGTAAATGTTAATCGGTAGTCAAAAGCGGCTAATCTTGTTAACGAGCAACCGTAACTTGACCTAACTCCATCGGATGTGACGGTAAATGTCGTCACGCCGTTTTGAGTCGTGGTCGCGGCACCAGAAAGCATTTTGAATTCAAGTTGCGTCGCTGAAATTGCGCGCGTTATTCGAACTCCAAGCGTAGAAACGTTTGCTCCGCCAAGCGTTGCATTTGCGGTACCGCTAATGCTGACTATTTTAAAAATCATACCCACAAAACGATCTCCTTCAAACGTCGTGGCATTTGTCATCGTCCAAGTTCCGAGATCACTCAACGCCGTTACCGCAAGTGTCGATCCAGTTGCTGCGGCAATTGTTCCATTTGCAGGAATTGCTCCTGCCGTGCAAACTAGTGATCCTCCTGTGGCTTCCAAAAATGCCGGGTCAAAATTTATTGAAGCTGAATTTACGCGTCTTTTAGTATTTTTTGTATAGTCAGAATTGTCGCTTAAGCTCGGATATTCTATACCAGCTACAGGCATTTGGGAAGTCGTAAAAACTGTTGCTCTAAGACGAGCAGGAGTAATAATTTTTAAAGCATCAGTACCCGTGTCTACATCAGATTGAGTTGCTAAAAAAGCAACGCCTTTTACAGTTTCAGAAGCCGGAGGATACGAAAACCCAGTTCCGCCTAGCGTGTACGATCCTGGAGGAATACCCGTAATGGCAAGATCAATGGCAAAAAATGCCGCCGTAGTACTAACTTTAACCACGATCGGACTTGCTTGAGAATAAACAGCAAAAAGGATACCCGTGCTTGTAATAATACCGATTTCCTGGCAAGTATAAGTGTCGGTTGTTTCGTCCGAGACTGTAAAATGGATTGTATCCGAAGAAGGGTTCGAAAATCCTGAAGGAGTTAGCGATTTAATCGGAGCTTGAAGTGCCGTTTGCGTAGGTGACGGCGTGTATCCGGCATTTCCAACTTGAATCGTAGAAAGAACAACTGGCCCAAGTGTTCCGGCTTGTGCAATTGCCGCTTTGCCAACGTTTGTGATTACGAAGTTTAGAGCCATACTAGTTTAATAATTCACTGTGCATTTTAAAAAGAAAATAGAATTATAAGATTGTTTTTGAGAAAGAAACTCCAGACGTTACTGCCGAAGGAGTCGTGCCATCTCCCCAGTCTATCAAAGTTGGTTGCCCATTAGTCGTGATAATCATATTGGAGATTAAAGTCCCCGTCGGTGCATCAAGTGTCCAGAATATTGGAGACGACGTAAAGTCAAACCGCTCCCAAGTTATTTGTTGCAGTAATGCAAAACTATTAATTTCTCCTTCGAAATCCACGGTAACGCTTTCAAGTGAACCTGAAGGAAGAGGCGGTATAGTCGGGGTCTCAGAAGAAGTCGAAATAGAATTTTGCGGAAGTATTACTTTTTCTTCGGCGAGTTGGATTATAAACCTAAGTAGTTTATTCGAATTTAAAGATGTTAACGAGCAAGGAAGACAGTCGTCGTCATTAGTACCTTTAATAGCTATTGAAGAGTATAGCGCAATAGGCGGTTTATCTGAAAATGGACTTATAAACGCGCTAGGAGAAGTTTTTTTGAAATTTTTTATGTCAATTGCAGAAGGCATACTATTGGCAAGTTACTCCAGAATTTACGTAATCTTGAGCGATGGTCAGCGCGTTAATATCCGCATCAGTTTGACTTATTTGGCTCCTATAAACACCGCCAATTGAGTAAGCCAAAAACGAGTTAATAAAAGTGCCGTTAAAATCTAGTCGGGCAAATCGACTAGCAGTTTCTCCGTCGTATTCGGTAAATTTTCCGACGACAATCAACTTGTTGTCATTTATGATAATTTGATTTGCGACATCATTAAACCCAGAACCCACAATAAATGAAGAATCGATCGTTCCGGTTGAAAGAATTTTAACGATTCGGTTTCTTGGACTTCCGTTGTATGACGTGAATGAACCCGCGGCATATACGTTACCGGTTGCGTCAATTACAATAGATTTTGCAGCAAAACCATTGCCAAATCCAGATCCAACATTGAATGAAGAGTCGACAGTGCCATTGGCAAGTAGCCTGACTATATTTTTGTTTGAATTTATTCCTATGGATGAAAATATTATTTTCCCATCGGATTGAAGTGCCAAAGCGTAAAATAAATTATCTGAAGCATTGTGCTCGTAGTGTGTAAATGAAGTGTCGTCTGTTCCGTCTACATTCAAACGATTAACAGCAATTTTCGAATTTGTCCCAAAACCTGCAATTATCAGTTTCCCATCAGGTTGTTCAATAAAATCTCTAATAGAATCAAATGGCACGCTATATGTTTTGGCAACTGTCCCATTGGCATTCAATTTTATAATTGGCGATATTCCTGAATTTCCATTGTAGCTCGTAAATGTTCCAGAAACAAAAATTGATTGGCCGTCGTTGGCGATCTTTACTTTTCTGGCGGTTCCGGAAGGAAATCCCGCTCCAAAAGTTGGGGTTTGAGCTAAAGTTCCGCTTGAAGATAATTTTGTTATTCCGATTCTATTTTCACCGGAGTATTTTTGAAAATCGCCTACGCATATTGCGGACCCGTCGGAATAATTGGCAATTGAATACACATTGTAACTTACCGAAGGATCTAATGGGTTGAATGGCGTATTTACGAATCCGTTTGAGGCAATATTTACTGGCGTGTAGTTTGTCAGTCTTCCGCCATTAATTAACTCTTTTGCCGTTATTTTGCCTTGAAGTCTTGTGTTGTCAAACCAGAAATTTCCAACTAAAGCAAACTTATCCGGTAACGCGGTGATCGCGTTTACTTCGTCATTCAATACGCTAGAACATGTTCCAGGAGCAAATTTTACCGAGTCGTAGTAGCACGGATACCCTTGGACAACAACCGCGAGTTGATCTTCGGCGGCTTTTTGGGCCACAGCTAAAGCTTGAATATCGGCATCGGCTTGAGAAACTTTCGATCGGTATGTTGCCACGGCCGTAACCGCCACAGGACCGGTTACCGAAGGCGAAGGACAAAGTCTTTCCGCTTTATACGATTGAGTCGATATGAAAATTGAAGCCACCGAATTTTCGTAGCGATCGCTTATTTTTATGAAATCTTTGGCTCTGCCGTACGAATGATTTTTTCCTTGTTCGTCGACGATGCAGACTTTAGTTTCATCTTCTTCGCATCTTCCATCTGACCGTTCTGGATGCGGTTCCATGAACATTCTTACCGATTCGACGGCTAATTGGCCGCACCACCGTATTAAAAGACTGAAAGCTTTGTCTATACTCTCTACGTTTTCGCTTTCGCATGTCGGACAACCAGTATCTAGATTTCCGTATTCGGTGATGACCCGACGACTTTGTTTTCTTAGCACTCCTAAGTCTTCAGACGCGTCATCAGGAATATTTGCTCCGGCGTCGTCAATCGCGATTGGCGCGATAATTTCTTTGCATAAAACATTCTTATAGCTACCGCGCATCCCTTTGTAGTCGACTCTCAAAGAGACGTCGCCTGAAATTTCGATAAGATTTACGTCCGCGTACAAGAATACTTTCAAGTCGTGACCATCACCCATCAATCTCGTTTCAAATTCGCAATAAATCGGGCGGCGAAAAATTTCTATTTCATTATCGGCGCCGAGTTCAAAAAATGAGTCTTCGCGTTCTGGCATAAACGCTTCCCAAATATGGTTGTGGCTTCCGTCTGATAGCGCATTATAGTCTACCGAAGCAGCAAATGCTCGGCGGCGACTACCGATGTTGGCAGCGACCCATTGTACAGGTCGTATTCCAGTCCATACGCTAGACCAAGCCGGAATTTTTTCCGCAGAAGCTTCGCTCATGGTAGCGTAATCAAGAACGAAAGTTTCTGAATTTAAATTTTCGCTAATTGGCGCAGAAACGAGCAGATAGTTTTCAAAACTTAAAGTACAAATTCCGGATTGGTCGGAAGCTAGCGATTGCTTACTAAAAGCCATTTCCGCATCTCTAAAATTAATTTGGCTAGTTAAGTTTGAAGATGCCGCGGCATCCGAAGAAACAAGACCGCCAGCGCTATACCACCACATTAATCCAGATTGGAATGTGATGCTCCTTCCGGCAATGCATCCAGTACTAGGAAAAAGTATTGACTGAAAGTTTGGAGTGGTAGCCCATTTTGTCCGATCTCTTATTCCAGATTGAATAACTTCGCTTCTATTTTCTGTAAAAACGGTTAAAATTTCGGCTCGATTGTCGCCTAAAAACCCTACAAGACCTGTTATATCTTTCGAAAAAAGAAAGTCGCCGCGACTCGACCCGTTTATTCGTTCTGAGAATCTTAGAGGATCAAAGAGATCGGAAGCCACGACAACTTTTCCTCGTGCAACCCAAAGTCTTCCTCCTGAAAAAGCCATCCAGGTACCTCTAGGAGTTTGAAGACCAGGTTCAGCTTCTTTTAAATGTCCGGAATCAAATCCGTCCCAAAACCCGGCTTCGCTGACACCGTCTTGGATTATGAGTATATTGTAACTAGGAACGAGTTGTATAGCTTGATTTGAAAGAGTCGTTACAGTTTTTTCCGCAACGCAAAAATGAACCATGCTAGCCGCGGAATCGAATTTTAAATTCGGAATTTTAAAAAAATCCCAATCTTTTGGCTGGGCTAAAGGAAAAGGAGCTGCGTAAATTGAACCGTCTACGGCAAAAACAAGATAATCGGTTTCGGCTTCAGAGTTTTTTGTGGATACAAAATGTGCCATTCCCTGCAAATTTCCTGCAGGAAGAGTCAGTTGATGCGCAAATCCGGGTCTTGTCTGGGCAATTCCGCCACGATTGACTATATTTACAGCCCTTCGGTATTGGTCTGGCCTTAAAAGCCAAGGATGACGAATAGTATTCATGCCAGCCGTCCATCCGGCATCCACGCTCACTAGTCTTCCAGCCGCGATATTTGGTGCCTGCATAAATTAATCCAACCAATCGTCAGGGTTTGACATTATGTCGGCGTTGACTTGTATAGGGGTAATTCTTGCACCGTCAATTGCGCGATTCCGCTTATTTAAGTATTCGACGGCGATGGCTCTATAGCGTTCGGATTCATCGGCAAATTTTCGCATCAGAAGTTCTTGAGATTGAACCATCATGAGTATTGCCATCTTGGAATCGAGATTGATGAAATCATATTCCGTCATTAAGTCATAACTACGACGGCGGTATTTCATTCTGATCCATTTTGCGTTATCTCGTATTTTTATCCGCCTGTAAGCCGGATTGGTTTCAAAAAAAGGAGAATTTCCTAAAAACGCGATGTTCTGATCTCTGCCGGTATCCCAAGCGTAAAGTCTTTTAAAACCATCTGTAATCGGATGCTGTATGTTATGAATTTCGGCGATGTTAATTTCTGGAACGGAAAAAACCAATTTTTGTACGCCGGATCCTGTAGAAAAAAACGTCAGTCTTCCAGTAATAGAGGTTGTATTTTCGGCTTCGGCTTTACTTCCGTATAGTTCAACGGTATCTTGCGTTAGTGATCTTACAAAATATGTCGTATTAGGTAAAAGCGGATCCGGAAAATCCAACTCGGCCTCAACGCTGACTTCAGTTCCTGTGGAAAATGCTTGATTTGAGACGTCTAAGCTTGTCGCGGCATCGACAGTTAATGCTCTTGCAATTTTTAGTTTATGCGTTCCTGACCCAATTCCGGTAAAAGAAACGAGGACATTAGATGTCGTATAAACTTCAATTTGGTCGTTAACTACAGAAACTAAATACGGAGAACCAGAAATAAGAGGTTGGGGAAGCGTCCCGGTTGTCGTAAATGTTGCCGGAACTAAATTTCCGAGAAACGCCGAAAACTCAATATCCAATTGATTGTCTCTAGGAACTATTTGCGCGGATCTTTCAGTAAAACCGTAAAGTTTTCCTATTCCCAAAGAAATTGCCGAAATTATCCCAGTCGTAGTCGCCGTGTTTATCGCCTGTTGATACTGGCCGTACAGTTGAATTCGTGTATCGCCGAGTTTTCGTATGTAAAATGGATTTTGCGTGTCTATTTGAGGAGACGTAACCGGAACGGCTCCTGTCGTAAATACTCTAACCGCAGATCCAGTTACAAATGAAGTCGCACTTAGTTGCCAGTCTTGCGAAAATCCGACTGAAAAAGTCCTATTAATAACTAAGAAAAGCGAACCACTTCCTGTAGACGTGATATTTATAGGTTCAGGGATTGCCGAGCTTACCGTAAAACTCGTAAGTCCCATCGGATTTAAATCGGTGCCTTCTGCTCGATAAACAGCTTCCGCAGTTAACGGTGCTGGAAGCGTTCCAGTTGTCTGGAATTGAATAAAACTTCCAGAAGCCGGAACAAACTGTACTGCCGGAGCGGTTGTATATCCTGTACCTCCAGTGATTACAGAAACTGCGACCACTTTTCCGCCGGATACCGTAGCGACGGCTGTTGCACCAGTTCCCCCGCCTCCGGTTAGTTTGATAACAGGAGAAACATTATAACCGGTTCCGGCGGCCGTTATATTTAACGAGGTGACGGTACCATTTGTTATGACTGAAGTCCCCGTTGCTCCACTTCCAGAAGGGTTATTTAAATTGTGCGGAACACTAGTCGTTATATTTGCCGAAGCACCCGTAGTTACCGTAGAAATTGGGATTATTTTTTGTACGACACTTATGCCAGAACCTAATGACGTAAAAACTATTGAATTTAAATTTCCAGTTGCATCGGCCGATGTATTATGCAACGTTATTCGGGTGTCGTCTATTTTCCGTACAAAATAAGTCGTATTTTCGACAAGAGGTTCCGGCATATCTCCGCCAGAATTTTTGACGGTGACACTGTCTCCGGTTATAAAGTTATGAAAGACAGAAAAGTTTTCTCGGTTCCAGCAGTTTTAACGTAGAATATGTTGTCGGCTTTTATTTCAGGCGGATACGTCGTTGCGCCAAACGCAACTATATCTAAATCATTTAGCCCGTTAGCTCCAAAAGTTTTTACCATCGTCCGAGCCGTCGTACTTCTTTCGTCGATAAGCGAAATTGAAGAGTTAGACGACAATTTTGTTACTTGAATCGGACTTTGATTTAATTGCGCGTCAAGTCTTGTTGCGTGAATGGTAACCGTGTTTAAATCGACCGCCCGTACGTAATAATAAAAACCATTATTGAGAGGTTGCGGAAATAATCCGGTATTGGCCAAGGCCTGCATTCTAACGCCCGTTATCAGCTTATGGTCTGTAGATGAACTAAAAAACTTCATTACCGAAGTAGTGAATATTCTTTTTTGAGTTCTAGTTAAAGGTTTTGCAGTTGGTATTAAAGCAGAAAATTCAAATGGCAAGAATATCCCATCTAACCACAGACCGTCTTCGGTTTGTTGTCTAAGTGTATTCCCAAATTCGTCAATTCCCATTATTCGGGTCTGCAATCCTTCATCAGACCTAAGATCGCATCTGGCTATAACAGGACCCGGAACTTTTATATCCATGGTTGTCGGGACAATTCCGACGTCGTCCCAAACCCAAGGAACAACTCTTTCGTCGGTTAATCCGTCACCATTTAAATGAAATCTAGAAAATTCATCTCTACCAAATACCGGGATACCATCGATTGTGACAGCCAACGGAGTTTCGACCTCTCGCGGCAAAGTTACGGTATTTCCGTCATTGAAAGTCCTTATATCAAGGACGCCAATGTTGGCATTCCAGTCGCCTTCGTCTTGGAGGGCTCTTACTGCGTCGGTAAGGCGTTTAAGCGCTTTTTCGCGATCGCATCTTCCAAGAATTTCTACGACATCGTCGAGGATCTCAGAGACGAACATTTTGCGTAGTTAAATTCCAAGACGCGAATCAGACATCCCAGAAAGCTCTTGGCCGAATCCTTCAAGGCCGGGAGCTTCTGCGCCAAGGCCAAGGCCTTTCATCTTTTCAGCGGCTTTTGCGCCTTTCATGTCGGCTTTGATTTTTGCTTCTGCGCCGTCAAGCGCTGAACCTAATTGAGCAATGAATTCTTTTGCCATTTGAAACGTGGTCATTGGCATTGTGATTGTAATTTCTTCTTCCATATTAGTCTTCCTTTTCGTTTTCTGCTTTATCTTCTGTTTCGTCTTCTGATTCGGATAAACCTTTTTCAATTTCATCTTCGTCCGAAGAGCTTTTGCTTCCCGAATTAAAGTCAATTCCCATGACGTCGATGTCCACGGATTTCATTTCTTTAACGCTACCGTCGTCATTTTTGCGTTCAGTTTCGTGTTTAGAAACTACGCGAAATTTAATAGTAGCAGTTCCTTCGACTCCAACATCCGGAGTTTCTAGATCTTCAATCCCGCTTAAATATAAAGTCGGGTAATGCACGACTTCGTCCATATTTTCGTCAGAAACAAGTTCAACGACGTCCATTTCTGAGTTACGTTTTTTTCCAAGATCGACCATAGTAGTATTATTATCGTTTTGTGGGTTATGAGAATATTATTTACCTTCTAGTAGAAGATACGGAATTGTTTTTTGGTGGTATCTATTCATTTCTGAGTAGACGAGATTGATGAATCCGTCCCATTGCGGCGGGTAAATTGTTTGGCAACCCTCAGATGAAGTCGTTCGATAACCTCCGCGATGGATATTAATGGCAATGCCCATGTCGTCTCCGGTAACATCCCGCGTAACCGGAAGTTCTTCTTTTGGGTTAGCAGGTCGCAATGCCGGGTAGCCGCCTCCGGGTTTAGAGATACCGTGATTACCTTTGCGGTATCTGTGAACGCCCGTTTTAAGAACCGCGATGCCTTTTTTGTAAACCGAAGGATCCGTGTTAGCATTAAAAGTAGCATGGACTGACGGAGAAATTAAAATTATGGCATCGTCGTAGATGCCTCTATCGTTTTTTCCTTTTTCTCCCATGCTATCCAGATAATATCCGCGAATCCCGACCAACGAAACAACGTCTTCAATCCCGGCTTTGATAACCATAGCCAAGGTTTTTTCTTTTGCTTGTTGCGGTCGGGAATTTGGGATCATTTTCCTTTGCGGATTACGTTAATTAGTCCGACTAAACCTAATCCGGCAACAAGAATTGCTTCTTGAAGTTGCGGTTCAATTTTTACTCCAACTGCCGTAGCAATCAGAATTAACCCACGCCAAGTGGAGTTTTCGCTTAGTTTGTCGATCAGTACGTTGATTACGTTTTTCATTTTTTGGTTCCTTTTGGTTCTGGAAGTTCGTATGTGAACTTTCCGTATTCTGTTTCGAAAGAGATTCCTAGCGTTGTACAGCCGGCTAAAAAAATTGCTCCGAATGCAATAAACAAAATTACGATGATATTTAAAGATATTTTTTTACTCATAAGTTTATTTTTGTTCCAATCGACGCAGACGTTGCTCGTGGTCGAGAATAGCGAGGTCGTGTCGTTTATCGGTTTCAGCGTTTGCTTCCATACGAATTAAAACGGCTTCAATTTTTTCAATCCTTTGATTAACCATGGCGAACTCTTCTCGGGTCGCAAATTTTGTTCCTAACAAAGCTACACCCACGAGGGCCGCAAATGTTCCTAACTTTAACGCGTTATCAAAATAACGCATAACTTCGTCGCTTTTTCGTCGGTATGGGTTTTCTTCGGGCATATTAGCTAATTGTTAAAGTTGATGTTGTTTTGTTGTAAGTTCCAGTCCTTCCTGTAGCACCAGTCAAAGCAACAGCCGAATACGTATTTGTTGTATCTGCAGGGAAAAATTTCCAGGTTGACCCAACTGCAGGAACTGGTCCTGTGAAAGTTACATTGAGTGTGGTTCCTGCCGTAAAACTTCCTGTTGCAGTTGTTGTGCCGCTTACAACAGATCTTGTCAGCGTTCCTGCGCTTATCGTTGTAGAGCCATCGTAGTTGTGCGCATGGTTGCCAAGGTTTAGCGTTCCTGTACCAACTTTTGTTAGAGTAGAAGCGTTAGATGGTCCTGCTGTTGAAATGGCACCAGAAAGTGTTATTGTTCCTGCACCATCAAATGCTAGTGGTGCTGGCCATACGCCAAGAAGAGAGTCATTTCTGGTTATGCCATTTATTGTTAAAGTTAATCCTGCTGCACTCGCTATTCTGTTTACTGCAGAGCCGCCAACTTTAAGAACTCCAGACCCTATCGTGTTGTTCAATGCCGTGTTGTTCAAAGCACCTTGAGAAGAAACACCATTGCCAGAAATTGTTGTTAATTTTGAAAATGTTCCTGCAACTGTAGGTTGAATTTGAAGAGTTGCTCCATCGTTAACAATAACTTCAGATGATGTTCCAAAGGAAGAAAAAGACGTAATTCTTAAAATTCCTTGCAGGACAGATGTTGTGCCTGTGTAGGTGCTTGTTGTTCCAGAAAGAGTCAAAGTTCCTGAACCGGTCTTTTGGAGAGTTCCAGTTGTCAGAGCTATTTGATTGCTGGCAACAATTTCTGCTCCTGCCGCGGTTGTAAAAATTAAATTCCTTGTTGCTCCAGTGATTGTTCCTGAAATTGTAAAAATTCCAGCAGAAGATCCAATTGTTGAATCTGCGCCAAGTGTTATTGCTCCTGAAAAAGTATTATTTCCAGAGCGATTCATCAATGATCCTTCAGATGTTGCTCCAATTCCGCTAATTGTGACGGCTCTGGCAAATGTTATTGCTCCTGAAATTTCAAGAGATGCGTTTGTTGCGGCAGTTATTGTTCCGGCGGTTCCAAGAGCTGAAGCATTGGAAATTCTAACTGCTCCAGAATTGATCGCCGTGGCTCCTGTATACGAATTAGCCGCAGATAAAATTATCGTTCCTGTTCCCGCACAAATTATTCCGCCAGTAGTTAAAGTTATTATTCCAGAAAGTGTAAGTGTTCCAGCGCCGCCAAGAGTTAAAGTCCTTGTTGCTCCACTTATGGCTCCAGAAATCGTCAAAGATCCGGCAATGCTATGAATTCGGGCATTAGCCGCCATTGTTATAGCCCCGGACATCGAATTTGTTCCAGAAAGGTTGGCAATTGCTCCGTCAAATGCTGCTCCATCGCCAGAAATTGTCAATGGCTCTGCAACAAGAGTTATTCCTCCGCTAACTTGAAGAGATGCTCCTGAATTTACAGTTGTTGCTGTTGCAATTGTGCCGAGAGCTGAAGCATTGGCGACTATAAGGTACCCGGCATTGATTGTAGTAGTACCGCTATATGTGTTTGCTCCAGCTAGAGTCCATTTTCCTGTTCCAGATTTTACAAGCGATATAAAGGCTGTTCCTGTGGCTGGAGAAGTCACTAAATTATCACGAATTGTTCCAGAAATTTGACCATCAGAGCTACCGCCAAGTGTCAGAGTCCTTCCAGCACCAACTCCAGTTGTTGCATTTGTCTGAATATTGAAAATTGCTGCAGAAAAAATTATCGTTCCTGTTCCGTTTGAAAGTATTATTGCCCCGCCAATGTCAGTTGCTGCAGGAGTTGCTGCATTTATTCCAACTCTTATTGTTCTATTCGATGTGTCTCCAGATCCTTGATAATTTAAAGTCCCAGTTGTCCCAAAACCACCAAATTGGACAGGATTTGAAGAATCAGCACCAAGACTCGATGGTGTTGAAAAATTTTTTATGGAATTTACATTTGTTGTTCCAGAAAAAACGTGAAATCCGTTAATAAACGTATTCGCTCCAAAAATTGAGCACTGACCTAACACCATATTAACTACAACGCCGCCAGTTCCAGAAATAATTCCAGAAGAAACAATCGATCCAGAAGAGTTAGATACAAAAGTTAAAAGGTTGCCAGAAGGATTTATATTGTTTGATAAAACTAATGTGCCAGATTCACAACCAATTCTTGCTGTTGAATTTAAAGTTATTGTCCCAGAAATCTCATTCGACCCACTTAAATTTTTTATTGCCCCACTGTTGTCAGGACCAAAAGAATTTATTGTGATTGGCCTAGATATAACGATATTATTTCCTAAATTAAACGCTGTTCCTGATAAAATTGTTAATTGTGAAGAAGAACTCCCAAAAGACAAAGAATTTGTAGCACGCAAAACACCTGCATTTACATTAATTGCTCCTGAAAATGTGTTTGCTCCATCGAGTTGCAGTGTCCCAGAGCCAAGTTTATTAAAAGTTCCTGTGCCAGAAATAACTCCAGTCAATGTTAGTGCTACTGCTGTTTCCAATTCACACCCGAACTGATCTATTAATATCTTTTTATCCGTTGTAGTCGCCGTTCCAGTATAAAGTATTTTAGATAGAGAGTTGATTCCTGCTTTAATCGGAAGTGTTCCTGCACCAAATGGGCCAGGAACGTTATCAAAATTGAAATTTGAAACAGAAACTGTGCCTCCGTGTATCAAAACTTGTCCTGTAAATGTGTTTGTTCCGGAAATTACCAGTATGTTTGAACCAAATTTTGCAATTCCAATGCTTCCAGAACCTGTTCCTGTGGAGTCTGCTATAATATTTGATAGCGTAAATGTTCCGCCAGCGGCATTTGTCGTGTTGAATCCGAAAAATGATCCGGCTTTGAAACCATTATTTGATATCGATGATGCTAAAAGCAACAGACTCGTTATGTCTGAAGATGCAAATTCTCCAGTTCCGCCGACATTGATGGCGAATATTCCATTTGAATTGACAATTATCTTATCTTTTGTCCAACTTGCAGACTGACCGTTGTAAAGAGATGCGATTTTTTCAAACTGTAGAGTGCCGGATAAAATATTTACTATTCCGGTGTTTGTGTTTGTCGCGTTAAACGCGACGGTAGATGTGCCGGATTTATCTATTTGACCGGATCCGGAAATTGGAGAAGCTACAATTATATTGTTGCTGCCGGTGAAAACAATAGTTCCGGCGTTTGTAAACGAAGAACTCGTTAGTTGTCCGCTTGTTTGACGGGATATTGTCAATTTTGCGGCAGAGAGTACTATTGTCGCGCCAGTATAAGTGTTATTGTTCGTAAGTACAACGTCTCCGCCGGATGTTAGCGTTCCAATACCAGAAATTATTCCGGAAAGTGTCTGTTGAGTTGGCGTTATTATTGAAAATTGAGTGGCGTTTGATATTGCCCCAGAATAATTCCCATTCCCAAGAACTCCTGTTTGAATTTCTAAAACACCATCAGTTATTTCTGTATTTCCAGAATAAGTGTTTATTCCTTTCAGCGACAATTTTCCAGTTCCAATTTTCCTGAGCGATCCAATTCCAATTATTTTTTGATTTATTGTGCCGTCAGCAGATTGTCCAGAAATAAAAAGAATTGCTTGTCCACTTGGGTTAGTTAAATCAACTGAATTCCCTGCAAACCCATCGATGAATGTTATAAGATTTGGATTCCTTATCGTTACTTCAATTAAATTTTTAAAAACGGACAGATCTAAAAAACTACTTATAGACTGCGAAAAAGTACCGAAGTCTATTTTCTGTATATTTTCTGTCGGGGTTAATGAAGCAGAAAATGGCATCTTATGTTAGTTTTGATGGTATCACAGCATTGAATCTCGTGGATGTAACAACTCCATTTGCATAGATAATATTTGCATAAGCAAAGAGATATTTAGCATTATCCGCTACTGGCATTGAGCCAATCCAAGTTCGTCCATCATTCGTCGTTGTTACGCTAGACCAAACACGGCTAACATTGAATGGCTCCACTTCAGCTTTCCAGAACACAACAGAAGAAATTGTCAGCGATGTGTCTGGCTGGACATTGAATTGACAAGTTCCCGATACTTTGGACAACCATGATGCGGGTCGTTTCGGCCAAGTAATTGCAGAACCAAGAACATACTTGTTAAGCCAAAGGAGTTCGTTGCCTACATTTAGAGACACATCGTGGTTCTTATTCGCATCATGCGAGAAGTCCCAAGGAATGCCTACTGGTATCTTATCGAAAGTATCGTCTACTCTATCGTGTCCTCCGTGATGATCCGCTGATCCGTTGATAAGAAGAATTGGAACCCTTGTATACTTTGCCGTTGCTTCTGCCGTAGGTGCATTCAGATAAATTTTTTCACCAGTCGTAAAAGTGGGATATACTGTTGCTGGCAGTTTATATTTCCAAAGACTTTTGTCTCGGTAATAAACATTCCACCCATTACCAAACCAAGACACAATAGCTTTTATGCGAGTGTCCATCGACATATTCCACGCAATAGTGCCTCCGTAGCTATGTCCACGCATACCGATTTTATTAACATTTATCTCTGATTGGGTTAGGAGATATTCAAAAGATCGGCGCATGATTGCTTCCCATAGGTATTCACTCGTCTGGCGAGGATTGCTGATCTGACTACCATCTTGTAGCGTTGTATTTATTGTATATCCACCTTCATCAGTTCTGTGAATACCGTAAGCTAATTGAGGAACTGGATACTCTGTTACAGGCAGCGCATCTGGTCTTGCGCCAGCATAATCAAATCCAAAAGTGGCCCACCCAGCCGAGTTGTAGGATGGATACTCTGATGGATACCCAGTCCATCCTTGCGCGATAAATAAACATGGGAATCCACCAGCAGGAGGAGTGCTAGTCGGGACGCAGTAAAGACAGAAAATTCGGAATGTTAGACCAGCAAAAGTAATGTCGATGTAAAGCCTGCGCTTGCGAACTCCACCTGAAGTAATGTCATCAATGATCTGCGGGTTGAATGGCCCGTTTCCAGCAGCAGTAGGATCAAATTGCGCGAAGGCTCCACTCCATAACGCTGCGGAGTTAGCAACCAGATCTGAATTGTCAATATTTTTCCAATTATTATCTTTCCTGAAACCATACGCTCCAGCAATTAAAGATGAATTGGGGATGGTATAGCCATTTCCGTCTGGGCAATAAATAATTTCTCCGTTATCAGCTGAAATTGGAAGTCGATCAGCCGCATATTGATTGATGTCTGATACAACTGGAGAAAGTGAAGAGGTTCCGATTTTAATTGGCATCACTTTAATTTTTTCTTACATAAAATTAAACGGTCACAGTCCATCCTTTAGCAGTTGCAATAGTTGTAGTATGTGTTGCTGTTCCAAAATTACCTGTAACTGTAATTGTTTTTCCAGCTCCAGACGAAGAAAGACCTGTATAGATAGCATTAAGTTGTGTACCGGAAAGCATGCAATTTAAAAAACTCGTCGAGTTATTAATTCCTATAAATCCAGCAGATTTTAGAGACGAGGCATTCGCGCAGAGACTAGTAACTGTTGCTGTTGACGGAACATTTATAGTTCCGATCAATTGAAGGCTATAGCAATTCTCAAACATTTGATTCATGTTTGTTGCAGCAGGAAGAGATAGAGTTATAATATTTAAATCGCGCAGATTCCAGCATCCAGAAAACATTCCAGAAAAATTCGAACAATTCGTAAGGATCCAATTGCCAATTGAAAGTTTTGGTAGTGCTAGACAACTATTAAAAGCATTTGCCAGCGTTGTCACATTGTTCATAGACCAATTACTAACATCTATGCTGTAAAGTGAGGAGCAACCAAGTGCAAAATTTGACATGTTTTGTAGTGATCCAGTATTCCAACCAGCACACTTAAGCTCGACTAGCGCAGAACAACTGCGAATCATTGCACTAAATGATGTCACTAATGAAGTGTTCCACGTACTTGCATCGATTGTTTGAATTGAAAAGCACTCAAAGAACATCGTATTCATATCTGTAATTGCTGATGTATTCCATTGTGCCGAGTTTATTTCACGCAATCCTGTGCATCCATAAAACATAGAACTGGCGTTAGTGATCGCTCCCCATGAAGTAATATTTACTCGTTCAAGTAAAGAATGTCTTATTGAACTTCCACCAATTAATAGTCTTTGGCCAGAAATCAAATTTGGGAGGTTAATATTCATATCTAGCCAACCAGAAGAATATCGTGTGCCTGACGGGATTGTGACTCCAGATGAATATTTATCACTGAAGTTAGCGTAGCTGAATGTTGCTCCAGACGGAGGAGTGATAGTTACAAGTGCTTGACGATATCCGCCAGAGGTAATCGTTGCGGAAGAAACATTGTCCCACGCATAATTGTGCTGCATTACCGTATTACTTGCAGCGGACTCGACAATGCCATCACCCCAATCAATCGTATAAGCCGCACTATTCGATGTCTGCATGCGGATTGTGGCGAAATTCGTTGTATTGTTAAACACCGCATGCAGTCCTCTAACTGTGTTGGCTCCTGCAGTCGGCAAATTCAGCCAATCTGAAGGACGAGTCCATGTTAATGCATCAACCTGGAACAAAGGGCTTGAGCCTAAGTATGCTTTTACATATGTAGCCATTTTATTTTATAAAATAGATCGTAAAATTGTCTTTTACAGGAATAGCGTCGTAAGCAGTTTGCGTTAAAGCACGGATTGTATTTACTGGAGTCGCATCTGTCGTATTTTTCAGAACAACATCCGGCTTATTGAGAATTTGAGATAAACCAGTCGAAGAATTCCAGTTTGAATTGACTTGTGCCGCTGGAATTGTTAGAGAAACAGATCCGGTTTGAAGACCTCCGCCGTTTACACGTATTGAAGAAACTCCGGCGGTTCCTCCTCCAGAAGAAGCATTATTTATCGCAACGATAAGTAATCTTCGCCATTCGGCAGTATCGAGAATCGGAGGGATTTCAGACGGATCGATTCCTGCAGCAAGTAGTGTAAGTTTACGGAATTCCGCAGTATCGATATCGCTCATTTTGTATAAAAATTTAGCCACAGGGAGATTGTAACTCCCTGTGGCTATTTTAGTTTAACTTACAGACCCGTTGAAGAACTTCCAACGCAGGTTTCAAGACCTGTATTGAAAGTGCAACGCTTGTAAGCAAACGGGACAACCGCGTGGGGACGGAGCGGCTGATAAGCACGCGAGATTTGATAGATGTGCTGTCCGTAATCAAGGAACAAGTTGCAATCGTTATCGCGTTGAGCAACCCACTCGAGTTCACCCATGGCGAGCTGAGGAGCAAACTTGAAAGTTCCCTCACCAGAATAACGCTCAGGAGTCAAACGCGAGAAACTCTCGCCACCGACAACGAAACCGATTTCGTAGTTAGCGTTGATCCACGCAGGGTTGCGTCGGGCTCCACGACCATTCGAAACGGTAACGCCAATTTCAGGTTCAATAAGAACCGGGCGACCTTGACTGTCAAAGGTATTAAAACGGAGAGGTTGGGAATCGACACCGAAAGCGAAACCGCGATAACCTTGGAACTGGTAACCCGTCAAAGAATCGTTGCCGAGTTTAAACGAACCTGCAGTCACGTAGTTAAGATCTTCTTTGACGTCCGCGTCATTACGGAAGGCCTCGATTTGGTCAATTGAAGCGATTACCATAAAGTAATCTCCATTTGCCGTACCAAAAGGTTCAACGAGAAGATCTTCACGCAGAAGCGATCCAAGCTTATAGAGGGTTTTGAAATTCATCTGCGCGTCAGGGAGCGCATTATAGAATTTCGTATCAATAGCTTGGGACTCGCCAGTGACAAGGGTATCAAAGGAAAGTCCTTTTTTGGCCAAGAATTTTACACCGGAACGATTCAAAAGAGTCGCGCGGATGTCAGAATTCATGATTTGGAGGATGCCTTTTTCCAAAGCCATTTGGGCTTGGAGATAAGCACCTTTAAAAGCCGTGCGAGAAGTCTTGACGCAAACGCGAGGACCGCGACCACGCAGAGACTGCAGTTGGTAGGTGTACTCGGTAGAGCCAACTTCGTCGGCATCGGCGCCAGTTCCGCAAAGCGTTACGTCATCGCTGAATGTCGGATTCGCTAAACTGGACTGAAGAACTGCGCGTTCTTGGACAACAGAGCGGACGACATCCGAAACGTTCGGAATAGTTCCACCCTTGAGGATGTTCATATAGGGAGATTTACGGGCAAGAACCTTGCCAATCTGACCTACAATACGGTTTTTGTCTTTTGCGGCGAAATCTTGAACCGCCGACAAGTCAATACAATCGTTTGCCATAATAGTATATTTTAGTTGTTGTGCTTTGTGATGTCATTAGACATCGTTGAGGTTGAATTTCGGTGGCGTAATTGCCATCGCTATTTTTCGTCCTCGGCACGCTAGGACTTTGTTGCGGCCAGTCTGCAGCAGTAGGTCTGATGCTCCCCAATTGCTATCGGCAATCGCTCGTGAGAAATCCATACGACTAAACTATTTTTTTAGACAACTAAATTTACTACTTAGGTTATAATTTTATTCTTAACTAAATTTATAGCCGTGTCGTCTTTTACCCCGTGCAACCAAACGCAACCGGACTTTACGAGATGGTCAAATTCTTTTTCGGAAAGTTCTTTTTTGCGATAAAGATTTTGAATGGCTTTGGATTTTTTCCAACCTAGTTTTTCAAACTCGTCGGCAAACCACGTATCCCAAGCCCGATTTTCTGAGCATCCAATAAATTTACTATGCATTCTAGAAATCATTGGGTGAAACATAGCGTTACCATTAATATGCCCAACCTCATGCTCTCCGTTATTGTGCCAGCAACCCACGACCGCGTATTCCTTATCCCATTCGGCGATTAACTTTTCTTGCCAATCTTTAGCAATCGGCAAGGCATCGACTTCCGTAGTTAAAACAAATTTGTAATTCCATTTTTTCTTCGAGTGTTGATTCGCTACGTGGTCGACAAGATCGCACCAAACTCCGTTAGACCCACCAGGAAAGCCAACCTCACGACGTGAAGACCTATGAATGTGCACTGTTTCAAAACTTTCTGCGAGTATGTTTTCTAACTTTTTACTTTCTGGGCAATCTCGACGGTAAACGACACAGCAATCCGCATGATCGAAGTGCTGATCTCCTGCCATGTCAGCAAGCAATCTCGCTATCTTTATGGCTTGTGGTATTTCTTCATTGTAAACTTGCAGTGCGTATAGGAATGTTTTCATTTTAGTATTTGTTCTATTTTTTGCATGTGTTGTTCAACTCCGCCCCACGACCAATGCTGTGTTGCGCATGTTTCTTTTTCTCCTGATTTTAGCCATGTGAATTTGTCGTTGTGGAATCTGTTTGCCCATTGGCCAAGTGTATTGAATTCGCTGAACTGCCTGTATGGTTGAGCACATATCCATGTTTCCAGATCGTGCTTTTGAACTTGTTGAACGAATTTTCTAAACTCAGGATAAATCCAACGAGGATAAATTATTGGAAGTCTCCGCATGTATTCTTTTTCATCAAACCAACCAAGAGTTAGTTTTGCAATTTCTGGCCAAGGAGTCGGTCTTATTGTCGAATAAATTGGGCAGACCGCCATCACATTTTCGTCGTATAGAACTATAGGTTTTTCGTGCTCGAAAAAATCTTCAGGATGTGTTTCTTTAAAAAATATACAATCGCTGTCGACGTGCAAGATATAATCCGCATTGCAGAAATTATCTGCATACATCTTTGTCACTTGTTGAGCTAAATACCCTTCGCACTTATCACAAACTCCATGGGCAATTTCTCCGTCTAAAAAATCCAATGCAGAAACGTCTTCATTTGGCACTGCAACATGGACATCATTAAATCCTTTGCAGAATTTCTTTATGCTTCTTAAACAATATTTTAACCACTCAAAGTCATTTTTGTATGAACGGATAAAGATGTCAACTTTTACAGAGGATGTCATATTGCTCGCCTTTTTCTGGAAACGGTGTTATTTTATAGCCTAGTTTTTCTAAAAAACTTTCGACTTCGTATGGACTTGTACCGTTAGCTTCAAGCGCGCCTCGGTTTATTTCAATCCACATAGTTGGTTTAAACTCTTGGACTGTTTTTAGCGCGCCGCGTAAAGCATTCAACTCAAATCCTTCGACATCGATTTTTATAAACTTGACGTTTTGGATTTTCAGTGAATCTAACAATACGGTTTGAATTTTTGTTTTTCCCGATAACTTTATTCTACTAGCGCCGGCATTTGGGTTAGTTTCGTAGGATAACGTTTCTTCTTTGTCAGATATACCGGCGTTAAATACGAGCGCGCCAGGACAATTGTGGCATAAACAATCAAATGCCTCTTTGTTAGGTTCGAATGCGTAAACATGGCCAGTTTTTCCAACTCTATTCAAATACGCAATCGTGTGGTCGCCAATAAAAGCGCCTGCATCAATAACGGTATCGCCAGGTTTTATATGCTCAAGAATTATCGGCAATGCGTACTGATCATGGTCAAGTCGTCCAGATTCCTCAACCCATTTTGAGATGTGCGTGTCGCCGTCTATGACGGCAACATTACCGTGAATAATTTTCACAGTATCTTACTCAAGTTTGACGTGTGAACGCCGTATGTTCCGTAACCTACGTGGATAGCCTGTAGTTTTGTATCAACGTACGGTTGGAAACCGCACTCGCGAGCTCTGCGGCAAAACGCAATATCCTCTCCTGCGCCGTCAGTATCGGGTTGAAAAAAGTTCCACGGCAATTCGTCATTTCCAGGTGCTAAATCAGGAAACTGAATCATCATCGTCTCAAAAACTTCGCGCTTTATAAGCATGCACCCAGTTCCTAACCAGTTGCATGGCATGACAGAATCCGTGAAAGAATTTACGCGCTCTCGGTATTCGGAATCATTATGCAAACTATTTATAGCACGGCCATCCTTGTGGCGGCCAAAATATGTAGCACCGACAATTGGCTTATCGTGCCCTATCAATCTATGGATTGTATCAAGTGCTAGTGCTGAATCAGGATAATCGTTTGGCAATCTGCACATCTGGCGCATGAATTGTGGACGGCCAATTGGCAATATCATATCATCGTCAATAAACAAAAGCCATTTTGCTTCTGTCTTGAGGAACTTTGCGGCAAGATTATTACGCGCATGATAAATCATCGCATCGCCAATTTCCATGTCGAAACGAATTTTATCTTTGCCGATATCAAGAGCCATTGCCAATAAACACCAAGCCGTTACCGGATTAGTTTGCTTATAGCAAGGAAACCCGACAAATAAGTCGCGGCCAAGCCATTCAGCGGAGCAACTTTCTACAAGTTGTTCTTTCTTTTTTCTAGGTTGTCTCATTAAACTCCTTCAGCGGCTAAAAGACCTTGTTCGATAGCATCTTCGTCGGATAGTTTCATCGGATCAAATACGTCGCTAGCTTTACGCATGCCGTTTCTTGGAGCGGGAGCGCGGCCTGCTGCTCGAATGGCTTCAAGTTCTTTAGCAAATTTAGCGGATTGACTAGTTGCTGTTTGGAGTTGAGATTGAAGATGCTCGATTTCTTTCGCGAAGTAAATACTTGCTACCGCGGCCATGGCAACTTCAGTCCGAGCTTGCGGATCGCGCGCATTTAAAGCTTCTTGAAAATGATTTTCCATTTCTGCCACGGTATTGTTGTGGTTCTGTATCTGCGCAACTTGATCTGGAGTTGCATTTCTTGGAATTTCCATGTAGCGAGCTTGCGGAAGCTCTTTAGTCATTTCATCAAGATGCGTGTGGATTGTATTCTGTTCTTGCTCGTAGAACTGCTGCATTTTCTGCTGTTGTTCGGCAAAAAATTCTTCTTTACGTGAACTGAACTTTTCTATTTCTTTGTGCTTGGCGTCGACGACATCCGCGCGCTCGGCAAGTTTTTTCTGGACGCGTTCGCGTTCTAAGAAATTTAATTTTGGAAGTATGCTTTCTTCCCACCACGACGCCGGAATTTTATCTAAACCAAGAGATTTGAGTTTATTCTCAGTCTCTTCAGGCAATCCATTCTTTTTAAGGATACCGAGAACATCCGAATCTAACGTAGTAATGCGCTCGTTAAACTGCTTTTGGAATTCAGGATCGTTTTCGGCATCGAAAATTTTGCGGAATCGGCGATGATCTTCTAGTTCGGCTAATAACTCTTGCGGAGGTTGCGAAACTTGGTTTTTAAGATGCTCGATGTATTGCTCGTATTTCGGGATTGCTTCCGCTTGTTCTTTATAATGCTTAGCGACTTCGCGTAGCTTATTAAAGTTGACAAGATTCCTTGGACTAATATCGGCAGGCGGCTGGATTTTATCGAGATCGAGATTCGACGGATCTTCAGTTTTCTGACTGTCTTTTTGGTCCGCAGGTTGTCCATCTGCCGGTTGGTTGTCAGGAGTCGCTTGACTTTCATCGGGTTGCGCAGGATCTTCGGGCTGTGTCGGCGTGGTTTCATCTGCGGTAGGTTGAACTGAGTCATCTTGATTAAAAACGCCTGCTGCGTCTAGCGCTTTATCCAAGCTATTTAAATCTTCGGTGCTAGGGGTTTCAACATTACCAAGGTCGAGTTCACTGGGAACTCCTTCGTCAGTTACTGATTTTTCCATATTATTTTATTTTACTGGTTTTATTTTGGCTACTACGACATGTCGCGGTAACCGGCTTCTTGCTGATTCTTACGGTTGACACTCGCCAACCCAAGAAATGCTTTTACGCATCCAGTCCACCCGGCTTGCATTGCCGCGGCGCGGGCGATAGCTTCGGCATCATTATTGAGAATAATGTCGGACGTAATTTTTGCCGGACACATTTCATTTAAAATATTCTCGATTTTTTGTGCCGGTACGCGAACAAAGAATTCTCTAAGCGCTACCCCGTCTTCATTTTCCCAGTTTATCATAAATTGCGTGGAGGTTGCGGACGAGTTGGATTAGCAACAGATCCTATAATTGTTTGCGGAGTCGCCGCAGCATTGACCGTATCTACAGCTAATTCCGTTGCGGGAATAGCTCCTCCTGAAATTGCGGGTTGCGCCGCTTGCATAGCCGCAGATTCTAACGTCGGTTGTTGGACCATTTGCATAGCTTGTGCAATCATATCTTGAAATTGTTTAAGATCGCCAGGTTTAACCCCTTTTTGAGTAGCCGACTGAATATGCTGTTGGGCATGCGTAAGCGCGCCAGTCATGAAACCTTGACTCAGTTCGTAAGGAATTTGTCCGGCTTGTAAGAACGGCGCCATTCGATCCATGATTGTTTTGAGATGGATCATATCGTCGTCTGATACGTCGATAGGGACTTCTTGGCCGTCCATTATCGAAGATAGTTCAAGAATTTGTTGGCGCTGTTGTTTGACTTGAGACATCGGGCTAAGGTCGACGTTCATCAAGCGATTTGCGGCATCTGCACCTAGTTTTGAAGAAATATCACGCCGTTTGAGTTCGACAGTGTCGATAATCGGGTCAGCGCCATAGCGGGCGATTACGTTGTCGATTAATCCAGATTGAGACGCAATAGCATCATCCACGTTTGAACGGGATTTGGAATTTGCTAGAATTACAATCTGAGAAGGAGTTAATCCTTCGTTGGTCATTTTAAGGACGCAATCAAAAGCATCGGATTCAATGTACTCGGGCAATTCAATGTACACGAAATCTTGGTCGATGCCCAGCGACGTCATTTGATTAAATAAATCTAGGTCATAAATCGGCACTTTGCCCATGTTTTTAATTTGCTCTGCTACCGTCGCAGCGTACTCGACGGTCTCAGGATTGCAAATGCGGCGCTGGATTTGGTCAATTAACTCAAACATCTGATCGGCAAAACGAGCTAATACCCCAGCGCGGATCTGCGCGTCAATACTGGCAACATAATTAACTTCTGATGCTGTACGAGTTTGGCCACCACCTTGTGCATTGGCTAATTGTCCGGGCATGAATGCGCCAACTTGAACTTCCGCAAGGCCTGTTGCGTGTCGATCAAGAGCGAAGAAAGCATCGGCGTCGATTTCAAAGCGTACTTTTTCAAGTACCTCGAATCCTTCTCCGACAACCGCAAACGGATGCATAACCGTTAAACCCGGCGTTTCAAGCACTCCCGCGCCGACCTTTGTTGTCCGCTTCATCAGCAACAAACCGTTTAAGTGCAGCGCATCTTGAATTAAGTTACGCGCCTGCTCAACCGAGACGTGCGTATTGTATAATGCTCGGCCCGCTCCACGGCTGCCGTGTAATGTGCGGTCGCCAATTTCTGCGCTGAACAGCGTTAAACATTCGGTCATTTTTGAATAGCGGGCTCGGCGAAAGAAAAGCGCCGTGCCGTCGTCGCGGTCGAAAATATAATGGTCAATACCGCCAGCGGGGTTTAAAGCAAAAATATGCCCGGCTTTGACGACGCGGATACTGGATGTGAACGAACTAGCGAGGTTGTTCTCACGAATCAGATCTTCGTAGACTCGGCTATTAGCTTCATCAGCGCGGTCATCGAACTGCTTTCCTGCGGTGTTTAGTTTCTTAATGAGGTTGTCGACTCTCCAACCGGCTGATTGAGCGGCTTCTATGTTTTGTAAAATGGCGGTAATCTCGTCGACAAAGTAATCTTGTTTGAGTCCCCATATTTTTACTTTTTCGGCTTGTTGCGGACAACCTACGTAAAACATAGCCTCATCGGAGCGATGAAGCTTTGGCTTCCAACTAAACTCGTCTTCACGGCCGACAGCCGCATAACCGTAGCCGATATCCTCGTCAATCAACTGCGTCACAAAATCAGACCAACCAGACCAATTACGGATACAATCGGTGATGCTTTTGCGGAAGATGTCTTGTTGAGCTTCGGACCCAAGAGACTTTTCAGGGAAACGACTATACGTCAACAACGGCAATTGGTCAACCATTTGTTTATATGGCGGCGTCAGTCGCTTCATCAGCGACGACATAAAGCCAGTCGGCCGATTGCTGCGCCATGCTTGGCCAGAAGCTTTAAGTTTTTTCGGACTCCACGGTTGTTCACCGTTAAGTTTCCTAGCAATAGCCGAATTTTTAGAATTACGTTCGCGATTATCGCTAACGAAATTCTTATACGTTTGATAGGCTTGCTGAAATGTTATTGTTGCCGGAACCACTTCACCACTTGAAGGGTCCACGATGTCATTCATTGTTGCGTCATTCATTTACCATTTTCCTTTCGGACAATTTTCTGTAGCGAGAATTGCTTTTGCTATAACTAAACACTCGCAAATATTACACTGATTAGTAACATTGTGCTCGCATACTTCGCAAATGTCTAGTCTTTTGCGTTTTATCGAAGAGTCTACAAGTACTGGATCCCGATTGATCGTTGCGGAGGCAACTCTGCCTACGGCGCCGACAAAGTTAGATATGCCGTGTTTGGTCAGTTTCATTTTGCCCAACAGTGAGACGGGACGTCGTTACTCCTCATTATTTTTTCTTTTTTAAGCCATACTGCAGATCGATTTTCGTGCTTAAGGATTTGACAAGCTTTTAGTTTGTGGCCGCGCGGAACATCATTACCAAGTCTTAACACATTGCTCATGCGACTTACGGCTTCTGAACAAGAACCACAATTTGAATTCCACTTAGTATTGTAACGGCAATCAAGACAAATGTCTGCTCGTCGTTTGGCTTCGGTGTTGATCTCGAGATTCTCGATCGAGTGGTGATCGATTGACCGATTAAGCCACTGAATCATGTGATCGGTTAATGTTTTGATCTCGTTTGAGTTATTATCCACGTAGACTTCAACCGTATATGGCAACTCAGGATGGCACATGTGCGGAAAGTTTGCGCAAATATACTCATCAACATCGGCTTTGACGTCGCCAATCGGGATAACATTGTCAGCGCGGAACTTGATTACAGCTTCAATTAATTGCCGATAGGTGTCGGCTCGTATAGGCGCTGGCATGTCCATGCCGGCTCGGTTCTTTTCGGGTTTGTGCCAACCTCCTGGCATTACGACTGATTCAATTACTTCTCTCATGTTGACATATCCAAGAATTCCAGCACATCAACGACGCCGTGTTGTTGTTTATGCGCGGGTTGTTTTGTTTGCGCCGGGTTTTCTACCATTAATCCCGACATGCCGGCGTTCATACGCACTCCATGAACGGCTATGATCAGGGAGTCGAACCTATCGGGCGAATTGTTTGAGTTGCGTTTCTTGAAGTCTTTTTTACTCTCGATGCGCAGAATACCACGACCTTGTTGAGAATACCGGCGAGGAACCGTTTCCTTTTCTAGTTGGTTCCAACTGATACCAGGGTTCAGTTTAATTAAGTCGGTTTCCATGAATCTACGCACCGCGAATGCCATTTCCGTAACGATGTCGTGATAGATCTCGGAGCATTGATGCGAGTCGTCGTCTAAGATGCGGGTATCCGTTGCAGCCCAACCAAACATAATGCCAAACACTTCTGGACCAAACATTGAGCATAGCGCATCATGAACTCCAGTGCCGTTACCCGTACGATCCGTTGATAACCATTGAGGTTTGACGAATAACTCATTGCTTAACTTCATGATGGCTTTAGATTGCTCGATTGTATCGCATTTGCCGAGCACAAACTGTTGCTCAACTTGAATTACTCGGCGTTCTGTTTTGAACTTATGGAATTCGCCTCGTATGTCGGTCCATCCGATTGCCGAGCCGTGACGCAATAGCGTATAGATCACGCTATCATTGCCGTCAAAAGCCATGTCTACTCCGGCGGCGGCTACAGTCGGTCCGCTAAATGTGTACAGTCCTTTTGAGTTGGAAAATAGTTGTTCATTGACGATGACGACTTGAGCCGATGACTCTGGGAACCAACCTCTCGCCATGGTGAAATACTCGGGATTGTCGGTACCGAGTTTTAGTAACCTCTCGAAACCTTCCCATGTTTGCAACCCAGGAAAGACAATCTTCTTTTGCTCGACGTTTTCGCACCTAGCTCCATCAAGACGGACAACATTCCAACCTTTAGCCGAGGTCCAGGTTTCGTGTTCGTCAATGTCAATCGAAGACCAACCGTTCTTGGGTTCGGCTAAGATACCGAATTTGCTGTTACGATCTTTAGGGTTAGTAGCGGCAAAGACTTTAACTCGATCGCCTTGAGATTCTTCAGTTAGCAGGATGTTGTTGACATCTTCCCACACGCCTTCAGGTATTTCCTCGGCTTCATCAAGGATTAAGGAGATGCGACTCAACTTGCCGAATTGCGGATGCTCTTCAGGTCTGGGTACAGGATGGAAACCTCGTAACCGACCTTTGCCGTCATCGCCTTGAGGGATCGATGTCAGATGAATCCCTTGCTTATCGTCGTTGTTGACGCGGATTGAATCTGATTTAAGGATTAAGTTCGGAATTGGGACGATTGTACTCTGCAACAAGTTCTTTAGATGGGCGAAAACGTTCGTGACCGCGTGTTGCCGAGTTACCGATAGAACTTTAACGCATGTCCATTCGGGGTCTCGCATGTAATCGAGGCCAAAGAATACGGCGCCCGAGTACGACTTTGACAATGAACCGCCGCCTTGAATCAAGTTTTTAGCGTGTGTTCGTAGGCTTTCCCAAACAAGCTGCGTACAATGCGGTTCTGGAGTAAACAGATCAGGACCCCAAGACACAATAGCCGCGGCTTTGTACTGCTCTAGCGAAAGCAATCTTTGGATAAATCGCCAGATTAAAAACTCGCAGTCTTGGACTCCTAAAGTTAACGAGTCGTCTATTTTTGTTTTGACGCAATTCCGTAGAAGATATTCGGCAGGACCGAATAGGTCGTCCGTTCGCTTATGGACTTCGCGTAATGCATACGCGTGGTCTAGGTACTCGGCTTCCGAGATTGCCGATGGAGATTCAATGTGTTCTGATTTTGACTTTTTGCGTACGCCCGACTTATGATAAGACATCTTCGCGCCTTTTTTTACCATAGTCAGATGAAACTTTTGCTGAACTCTAAAACTTTCTCGGAGACTTCAAGTTGAACTGAATCTTTGAACTCTCCCATCAACCGTGAATCAATTTCGAGTGCTTGTAGTTTTGAGGGTAATTTTACCGTTGTAGTTCCATCCGAGTTAACTTTAAACTCTTGAACCACGGCATCGGTACCATCGACGATTCCGGCTTTAGCCCTGACAACATCGGCTAAAAAGGCCCGCTTTTCATCGAATG